AACGCAGAGTAAATAAAGAATTTGATGATCTGTTAAAAGAACGTAATAAACGAAAGTTAGAGAAAAATAAACGCTAGCCTTTTTATTTTGTCTTCTTACTGCTTACAGACGCTATAAAGAGAAAGCTGTGTCGAGTGATTGGCGTAACTGATCAAATATATCGAGTAGTGACGTAATCACCGGAGGACGCATCATGAAAAACAACGAATTATTTATGCCTTTAAATTTACAACTTTTTGCAGAAACAGATGGTGGTCAAGATACACCGCCGGCAGATAATCCTACACCACCAAATGGACAACAAGAAGAACAGAAAGAGGGCAGAACGTTTACTCGTGATGATGTAGCTAAAATGGTTGCTGCTGAAGCTAAAAAAGCTCGTGAACAAGCTGAAAAAGAATTTGCTGAAAAGGAAGAAGAAGCTAAGAAATTAGCGAAAATGAATGCTGAAGAAAAACTACAGCATCAACTAGAGCAAATCAAAAATGAAAATGCTGAATTAAAACGTAGTCAAGCGCTTGTGGAAATGAAACGAGAAGCTTCTAAAATGCTTTCTGAATCGAACTTACCACATGATGAAGAATTACTATCTTTGATTGTTTCGGACGATGCAGAAGCGACTAAACAAGCAGTATCAGTCGTAACAAACTTTGTAGCACGAATCAAAAAAGAAAATGCACGCCAATCTGTACCAGAGGAAGGCGGAAAATTTTCAACAGAAAAAAATAAAACGAAATCGATTGCTGAATTGGCTAAAGCCAACAGAATCGTAAATTAGGAGGAAACAACACATGAAGAAACAACCGTTTATGAAAATGCACTTACAAATGTTCGCGCAAACTTGGGATCCCGATAATGTAACGGTATTAGAAAAGAAAGATGGTACGATTCCTGACAAATACAACACATTGATCTTACAAGAGGTTATTCAAAACTCTAAAGCTATGCAATTAGCTAAATTTGAGGAAATGGATAGCAAAGAAAAGAAATTTGAGTTCTTCGCAAGTGGCCCTGGAGCATACTGGGTTGGTGAGGGTGAGAAAATTCAAACTTCTAAACCAACTTGGCAAACAGCTAAAATGGAAGCTAAAAAATTAGGTGTGATTATTCCTGTATCTCGTGAATATTTGACTTATAAAGCTTCTGATTTCTTCACTATGATGCAACCTAAAATTGCTGAAGCTTTCTACAAAAAGTTCGATGCAGCGGTTTTACTAAATCAAGAAAATCCATTTGCACAATCTATCGATGAATCAGCTATTGCAGCAGGTAACGTTATTAATGGCGATTTGACTTACGATAACATTTTAGCTTTAGAAGATACTTTAGATGAAAATGATTTTGAAGCAAATGCAGTTATTTCTACTCGTAAAAACCGCACTACTTTACGTCAAGCTTCTAAAATTGTAGGAAATACAACTGAATTAATCTTTGATCGTGCTGCAAACACTATTGATGGCTTACCTGTAGTAGATTTGAAAGCTCTAGCTAAAGGAAACTTATATGCTGGTGATTTCAACTACGCTTTCTATGGTATTCCATTCAACATTTCTTTCCAAATTTCAGAAGAAGCACAATTATCTACATTGAAAAATGCAGACGGTACTCCAGTAAACTTATTCGAACAAGAATTAGTCGCTTTACGTGCGACTATGGACGTAGCGTTTATGGTCGTTAAAGATGAAGCATTTGCTAAATTAGCACCAACTACAGTTCCAGAAGGGTAGTGTTATAAATGGCTAAATACGAAGTCAAAGAAAAATTTCGTGATAAACATACGAAAAAATTATATGAAGCAGGTTCGACTATCAGCCTAACGCAAGAACGATACGAAGAAGTTTTGGCAACTTTAGGCGAGTCGTTCATTCAACCTGTGGAAACTAAAGCTAAAAAGGCTAAGAAAACCACTAAAGAGAAGTAGGTGGGTAAATGAGTGCAATAGATGATGTAAAAGCAATGCTCTCAGACAATATCGACAATAAGCTTGAAGTTATCGAACGATTGACTACAGCGCGTTTAAAATCGATTCTGGGCGGTGTGGAGTTCGTTCCACAAGAAATGGATTACATTGTTACTGAGGTATGTATCAAGCGTTTTAACCGTGTGGGAAATGAAGGATTTGCTAGTTATTCGCAAGAAGGATCTAACATTTCTTTTCCCGATTCAGACTTTGCAGAATATCAGTCAGTGATTGACGAGTTCAAACGTAAAGCAGATGAGGAGTTTTATAAGCCTAAAAGAGGTGTGGTGAGATTCTTATGAGGTACACAGATGAAATCACATTCTACAAAGAAGAAAAAGTCTATGATCCAGACTTAGGCAAGCAAGTAGTCAAACGTACAGATGAAACAAGAACGATTGCAAACGTTACGGATATGGGTACACAACAAAGTGTGGCTATTTTTGGCGATATTAAGCAAGGGGCGAAAGTCATTCGGCTAACGCCTCTTTTTGTTGTACCTGTATTTAGTTTTATCGAGTTTCAAGGCAAGAAGTACAAACTAGCTACACAACGAACCACATTGAACAGTCGTAACGCTTTGATCGTGCAGGAGGTGTTGTAGTGGATTTAAAAGTAACAGTGGCTTTTGACGGCTTACATGAACTGAACAAAAAGCTTAAAGAGAATATGGATATGGAGTTAGTTAAACAAGTAGTTAAAAACAACACTGATGAAATGACGAAAAATGCACAACGTATCGCACCAGTGGATACAAGTAACTTGAAAACTAAAATTGACGAAGAAATCAAGCACGGTGGACTTATCGGAGTTGTAACGAGTAAAGCACCTTATTCTGGTTATTTAGAATTTGGTACTCGTTTCATGGATAAACGTCCATTCATCAAACCGGCATTCGAAAAACAGAAAGTTAAATTCAAGTCTGACTTGATGAGGTTAGCGAAATGATTATCAAATCAACGGATCAAGCGATTTTTGATGAAGTTTTCAAACGTTCTCAGTTTTTAGGTTATCGAACATATGACTACAAACCACTTGATGAAGTAGGCTATCCATTTGTTGAAATGGAAGGTACGCAATTTGTACCAAACGCCACCAAAACGAGTGTAAAAGGTTCGATTATTTTAGATTTGTCTATCTGGATAAAAAATGATGATCGTATCATTGGCTCAAACATGGCTCAAACACTTTATAACGAGTGTTTGACAATCGATAAGGCTTACGGCTATCACTTCTCAATGAACGCTAACAATAGCGATATACGAGTATTAGATGACACAACAACAAACACACCACTGAAACGCTTCATGCTTTCACTGGAATTTAGAATTTTATAGGAGGTCATAAAATGGCTGTTAAACAAGGTAAAGACGTAGTTTTAGCTTATCGTTTACTTGCAGATAAGGATTCGGCAAACGGTAAGATTTTAGCATATCAAACAGAGCATGCGTTCAATATGTCACGCTCTAACGATACAACTCCAACAAAAGATGGAAGTGTGCAATCAGTAGGCGAAATTGAATATGATTTCACTTCTACTGCATTATTCAATCGTGAAGATCCATTAATCAAAATGCTTTATTCTGCTTTTATGTCAAAAGATAAAGTAGAAATTTGGGTAATTGATCGCCAAGACGAGCAAACAGGCGATACAGGAAAATACGCTGCTAAGTATGTTCAAGCTACGATTATCAATTTTGAAGAAACTGCAACGACAGAAGATATTGTCGAGTTATCTCTAACTTACGCAGTTGATCTAGTGCATCAGGACGGTTACGCAACACTAACAAAAGAAGATTTAGAAAACGCAGCAGCACAATACAAATTTGCTGACACAGTAGCGAGCGCTTAATTAGAGGGAGTTTTTACTCTCTCTTTTTTTATTTAAGGAGGAAAATGAATGAAATTAGAAATTAACGGTAAACAATATACATTCTTATTCGATTATAACTTTTTAAAAGAAATTAATTACAAATACACTGAAAATTCAGATGGTGTGCCTGTTCGTTTAGGTATTGAATCAATTGGTGTAAACATTCTGAACCATGACATTGAAACGCTAATTGAAGCATTAAAACTAGCTAATCAATCTCAAAAAGAAAATATTTCAGAAGAAAAACTTGCTTTGTTTGTTGGGGCTTCTGAAACAGAAAAATTATTCGATGAAGTCGTATCGGAATTAAAAAAGTCGGAATTTGTAGGCAAGAAATTTACAAAAATGATGGACAATGCTCAGAAAAATCAAAACAAAAAATAATTGTTAATCATATTGATTTAGAAGTGTTCGAATTGAATGCTTATAGATTGTTAGATGTTAAAAATGCTAAAGAATTAGGCGAAATGACTTTTTCTGAATACCAAATCAGATTGAAGGCGTTTCGTCTTAGGCGTTTAGATAAAGAATATGATATGCACGTTCAAGCGTGGATCAACCAAAGTGTTCAAGCAACTAAAACACAAGGTAAAAAAGAAGTTCCGGTATTTAAAAGGTTCAAAGATTTCTTTGATTATGAAGCGAAAGAAAATGAAATATTGGGTATTAAATCTACTAAAAAACAATATGTAAATGACACAAGGAGTCAATTCTCGAGGAAAGGAGGAAACTAATGGAATCATTTGAGGTTCAAGCAGTCCTTTCAGCAATCGATAAAGGTTTTACAGATGTTATGAAACAAGCTCAAAAGTCTACAGAAGGCTTTGAACAGAATCAGAAAAAAGCTGGATTGAGTTTCGGTAGTATTTTGAAAGGTGTCGGGGTATATAAAGCAGTAGATTTAGGTATTAATGCTATCACTGGTTCGCTAGGTGGTGCTATAGATCGCTTTGATACACTAAATAACTCTACTCGTTCGTTTGAGAATATGGGGTTTAGTGCAAAAGAAACTGAGAAAACGATGGAAGATTTAAAAGCTAGTATTCAAGGATTGCCTACTCCGCTTGATGGAGCGATTAAAGGTGTTCAGTTACTTGCTTCTTCTACTGAAGATATAGGCAAATCACAAAAGATTTTTAGAGCGTTGAACGATGGTATCTTGGGTTTTGGTGGTACAACTGAACAAGTTGATAATGCGATTATCCAACTATCGCAATCTTTCTCAAACGGTAAAGTCGATGCTGAAACGTGGAACTCTATGATTAATAGTGGTCTAGGGCCTTCGCTTTCTGCGATCGCTAAAACGATGAATATGACTACAGGACAACTCAAAGAAGGGTTATCTAAAGGTACTGTATCAGTAGAGGAGTTTCAAAACGCTTTGATCAGCTTAGATGAAAACGGCGGCGGTGGTTTAAAATCACTGCAACAAATCGCAAAAGATTCTACAGCAGGTATCAAAACAGGGATAGCAAATGCGAAAACTGCAATCGTTCGTGGTGTAGCTAATTTGATTAGTGCAGTTGACGAAGGCTTAGCGAAAACAGATTTGAAAAGTATTGGAAATATTATTTCAAACGTAGGATCTTCTATGGAAAAAGGGCTGACGCAAGCTGCGCAATATATACCGCCTATTTTAAATGCTTTAGGAAATGCAATAAAATTTGTTGGCGACAATGCAAATTGGCTCATACCGATTTTAGCTGGATTAGCCAGTGCTTTCGTAGCTTTAAATGTTGTTAACTCGGCGGTAAAAACCTTTAAAAATGTACAAACTGCAATAAAAGGTATAGGCATAGCATTTGGTGCTTTGACATCTATACCTGGATTAATCGCGTTAGCAATCGGGGCTTTAGTTGTTGCTGGTATCTTACTTTATAAAAATTGGGATAAGGTAAAAGAAGTTGCGAATAATGTTTGGAATGGTGTTAAAGACGTTATCGGTGGTGTTTCTGATTGGATCACAGATAAGTGGGAAGACACTAAGTCGTTCTTCAATGGTATTTGGGACAATGTAACGAGCACGACAAAAAGCGTTTGGGATGGTGTGAGTTCTACTGTTTCAGATTCAGCACAAAAAACGAAAGATGATTGGGCAAGTATTACTTCATTCTTTAGCGGTATCTGGGATAGTATCAAACAAACCGTGACTGATGTTTCATCTACTATAAAATCGACATTTAATGCAGTAGTGGATGATGTAAAAGTAAAATGGGGGGCTGTCACGGATTTCTTTAAAGGTATTTGGGACTCTGTAACTGAAGGAGTAACGAATTTTATTTCGATAGTTACCGAAAAGTTTAATTTTGTTAAATCGTTATTCTCACCACTAATCACTGCACTATCGAATATTAAAGGCTATTTCATGGTCGCTGCACATAATGCAATTGTAGGAATGGTCGATATTTTCAAATCTGGGTTTACTATCTTGAAAAACGTTGTATTAGCTCCAGTCTTGTTTATC